CGCATCTACGTCTGCACGGGCGGCACGATTGCGGGCGTAAAGACGAATCTGGACTTCCAAGTCCTGCGCGAGGACGGCTCGGTCATTAACGGCCTGTACGCTGGCGGCGAGACTTCGAACCGCGAGATGTACGCCTACGCCTACTCTTCCGGCTCCGGTGTCGGCTATGCGCTGGCATCCGGCCGTCAGATCGGCATGAACCTGATGAAGTAAACACAAGCAGGGCATCGTCAAAACGGCGATGCCCTGCGTTTTTTGCTATTCAAAACAGGAAGTGCTCCCCTTTTCACCAGACCCGCCAGTGATGCCCGCAGTGCTGGCAGACCGCGACGCTCCTTGTCACCATCTCGTCGCGCCGGGGCGGCGGACGCTTTCCCTTCCGCTCCGCCTCCTGCGACCAAATCACCGGCAGAAACAGCAGCTTGAACGGCCATATCCACCAGCCAATCAGCAGCCACCACGCCAAGCTGTGGCGCGTAGCCCGGCGTTCGCGAACCAGCTCCACCCGCACGTCACGGCTGCGGCAGCGTGGACATTTCATGCAAAGCACATCCTTTCTTTTGTGGATTTGCACCCATTATACCGCATGTACGCCGCTTTTGCAATCACTTTTCCGGCATTTCGTACTGCGCGCGTTGAACGTGTCGAAGTCGCGACCCTTCCACGCCATCGGGATGGGTAGACAGCTCAGCTCCGAAAAGCGGATCAGGTACATCCGCATCAGGTCATGGATGTACTTTTTGGGAGGTGACACGGCGCTCCTGCCCGTTCATTGCTGCGCGATATTCTCCGGCTTTTCTTCCGAATCGGGCACTTGCGGCGCAAACAGCCGCTCCAAAAGCTCGTCCGTCGGAAAAGTCTCTTTTACTATATTGGCCATGTTTTCCCAGAAATCTTCGCGCTGATTTTCAAAGAACCATCTGTCGTTTTGCGGCATTTCCGCCGCCGTATGCCAAATTTCGCTGCTGTCGCTCTGCATGTACTCCGTTTTTGTCAGGATGGCAATCGTCGACTGGCGACTTTCTACGATATAATACAGCTGATATTCCTCCCCCGTCGCCGGGTCAAGCGCCGCCAATCCCTGCTGCATCCGCGTCAAGTTCGTATTCCCCATTTCGTCCACGAAATCGAGATCAATTTGGCGGATGAGCGCCATCTTGCCATCCACTATCTTCGGTACAAGCCCCGCTTTCTGGCAGGCCTCGTACTGCTCCATCGTCCGGAAGCCCTTGATGACATCCAGCGGATAGCCCGATTCGCGCTGAATCTGTGCCGCTTCGTTCATGGACAAGCCATTCAGCATCGCGCCCTTCAGCCCGACCGCCTCCGTCACGCCGCCCGAAATGCTGCCGCCGATTGCACCCCACTTGAAGCCCTCGCTGCCCGCCAAGGCTGCCTCGCGCGCCGCCTGCTGCATGTCGCCCGTGCGGACAGCCGTCGCGATGAACGCCGGCACGCCCGATTTCGCCGCGCCAAGCAGGCCACCGACAGCGCCTTCTTTGGCTGCCATCGCGAAAATCATGCTGACCGCCGGCGCGCCCACGCCTGCCGACACAACGGAAACCGTCACGCACACCAAAATCACGCCCGTGCCGATTGCCACGTTGCGAATCACGCGGTCGTAGGCATCATCGTAGTCCGTCCACGGCACGGCGACCGTCTCGTTGTTTTCACCAAGGGTGAAGATGTACTTCTCGCCCTGAAACTGCGCGTTTAATTCAGCAAGCGTATAGCCGAAGTAGACGTTCTCCTGCGAGTTGAACGCCAGCTCGTCCAGATACTCCTGAGAGATGTACACCGCCTGTACGTTTTCCACAAAATAGTCGCTGCTGTCCAAATCGGACACCAGCTGTTCGTACAGGCTGTTTTCCAGATACGGCAGCAGCGCCGCATCCCCCATCCGGCGGAATTCCGGTGCGCTTTCACCCAGCGCACAGCCCGCCAGCAGCACCAGCGCCAGCAGCAGCGAACATAGCTTTTTCATCCGCATTCCCCTCATTTCAGGCGCTCCAGCGAGAAGCCGTTGCGCACATACGTCTCCAGCAGCTCCTGCGAGCCGACGAAAATCGTTTTTGTTGTGGATTCGCCCGTGTATCGGTTGCTGACCGAAATGGTGTATATGCCCTCCTGCGTGTAGCGGTCGCCGTCCTTCGCGGGGCGATTGAAGCGCTCATCCTCGATGACGCCGTTCGCCGTTTCCACCAGCACCGCGCGCCGAACGTTGATGTCCAGATACCGTGAGCGCGCCAAATCCAGCGAGAATCCAGCCTCCGCGACCGATGTGTTCTGCAGCTCCGCGCCCGTCAGCAGGTCAAACGGGTAGACCATGCAGTTGCCGTTGCGGATGGAGAAGCGCAGGAAAATCCGGTAGTTGCCAAATTTGCTGGTGATGTGCGTCAACTCGCTGTCCTGCACCTCGTAATCCAGCGCCACCTCGTAGTCGCCCTCTTCGTGCAGGACAATGCGTGTATTCGCGCCCGTTGTGCCTTTCGCCAGCAGATAATCCGTATAAACCGCCGGTTCATTTTTAGCATTCTGATAATCCGTGTGACGGACAATCAGCGTGCCGCGCCCGAAGTTCGTTTTGGGAATGCCGAACTGCTGGTCATAGCCGTTCGCATCCGCCGCGAGAGAAAGCTGCGCGTTGCCGTTCAGCGCGTCGATATCCTGCTCCAAATCAAACCACAGGGTAACAGAATCGCCCAGCGTCTTGATGAAAACAGGCTGCTGATTTTCGTCCGCCGTCACGCGGGTGAAGCCCGTCAGGAAGAATCTTCCCAGCCGCCAGCCGAAGTGCTTGTCGTCACCGCTGATGGTATCCTGCTTGGCATAGCCCGTGTCAACCCCAGCATTTACAGCATCTTCCGAGAAGTAATAGATGGATATGCCCTGCTGCTTGCAGCATTCGCGCAGGCGCGCCATGCTGTCGGCGTACTGTCCCGCGTCAGCAAACAGCGCCATTGCGCCCGCGTAATCCCCCGCTTCCTGCGCCGTCACTGCCTTTTCATAGCGGCTTGCGCGGCAAAGCGCGTCGCTGTCCGCATAACCCGCAAGTTCCGTGTAGAGGGCAATCGCGGCATCGTAATTTCCGCTTGCCGCTTCCGCCTGCGCCTGCTGATAGCGCCATTCCTTCGCCAGCGCCGCGCTGCCCGCATAGTCGCCCAGCGTATCCAGCAGGGCGGCGGCTTCGGCATAATCCCCCTGCTCCGCAAACTGCTTTGCCTGAACCTGCTGTTCATACGGGAACGCATTGCGGTCGGCGGACAAGTCCATCCACAGCGCCGGGCGAACCCCCAGTTTTTCCGTCACGCACTTCGTTCCGACCGCGCCGCGGACATCCAGAAAGCACGCGTCGTAGCTTTCCTTGCCCGGCGAGCGCAGCCACCAGTCCGTTTCGCCGATGCCGATGGTGGTGAAGCCCAGAAACTTCGCGCCCCGTGACCGGGCATATTCCGTGCCGCTGACTTTCCGCTGCTCCTGCTCCGGAAGATATTGCATCACCTGCGCGTAGCTGAGCAGGAAAACGTGCGTTTCCGCCGGTTCAGCATCCGTATTCTGCCATTCCGGATTCCCATCCGCCGCCGTATCCGCCAGCGTCACCGGGGCAATCGCCGCCCTGCACATCCAACACCAGCCACGCAAGGGCTTGCTGCCGTTATTGCACAATACAGCTGAAATTGGTAGTTGATTCGCAGCCGTTTTTCCCCAAAAACAAAAAAAGTGCCGCGACCCCTCTTGGGAATCGCGGTGAAGAAGTGGAGCATGGCAAGCAGCATACGAACCCTTTTTCCTTTTCTGCACCATCAATCTGGTCGAGGGTGACGGTGTTCGACTTGCCGGAGTAGTTGTAAGTGATTTTGACGCGCCCATCGTCGTAGACGAAAACAGCGTTGACGAAGGTCTGCACGAGGCGCTTCTGACACTCCCTGTCCTTAACGTCCAGATCCCGTAGCCGCAAGAGGAAGTACTCGATATGTTCTCGCGTGATGCGGATGCCGGAGGTCAGCTCCAAATCGGCCAGAGAAGCGGTCAGGGCGGCTTTCTGCGCGTCCAGTTCATCCATGCGGGACTTTGTAGCGGCGTTGAAGATACCCGCCTCTATGGCCCGCACAAGGTTGTTTATGGCTTTGTCTATTTCTGCAAGCTGTGCTTCAAACACGGCTTTTTCTTCTTGCACTTTATCGGTGACTTGGTAATACTCCCATGTCCGGTCTATGATGTATTCCATCAGCTCGTCGTCGTGTAGCAATTTCACCGTCTCGTCCAGCACCAGCGCCTCAATCCAGTCCTGCCGCACCGGCTTTTTATCACAGGCTTTTTCTCTCCGCCGTTTGATACACCCGTAATAGCTGTACTTGGCGCCCGTGTGGCTGAAACCGCTTTCCCCAACCATCGGGGATCCGCAATGACCGCAGAATAGCTTATCGGTCAGCAGGTATTCGACTTTTGTCCATGTGTGAGACGGAGCGCGCCGGTTTATCTTGAGAAGTTCCTGCACCCTGTCAAACGTGCTTTTGTCTACGATAGCTGGAACGCCTCCTTCCACGCGCACAACGTCTTTGTAGGCGTATATGCCGATGTACTTTTCATTTTTTAGCAGCTTTGTCAGGCTGTTTTTCGTATATAGCTGCTTCCGGGCGGTGCGAATCCCCTGCTCGTTTAGTTGACCCGTGATTTCCGAAATGGTCGCTCCTTCTGCGTACAGGTCGAAAATCTTTTTGACAATGGGCGCGGTCTGCGGGTCGATAACAAAATGTTTGTCACTGTCAAGCGTGTATCCCAACGGGACCGTTCCCCCGACGCACTGACACTTTTTTGCGCTTTCAAGCTGTCCGCGACGGATGTTTTGTGATAGCTGGATGGAATAGTATTCCGCCATACCCTCCAGTACGCTCTCCAGAATAACGGCTTCTGGTGAGTTTGGGAGACTTTCCGCAACGTACTCCACCCGTACCCCGTTTTTCTTGCAGGTGTGTTTGTTGAACGCGATTTCTTCACGGTTGCGACCGAAGCGGTCAACCTTCCAGACAATAACGACCTGAAATTGATGCTTTCCTGTGTCGGAAAGCATTTTTTGAAAAGCCTCCCGGTTATCGTTTCGACCTGTCATGGCACGGTCGATGTATTCGTGTACGACGGTATATCCTTGCGCTGCCGCGTACTCATGCCCTTTGGCGAGCTGTCCTTCTATGGACTGCTCTGTCTGTCCGTGGGAAGAGTAGCGGGCATAAATGACGGCGTTTGTCGTGGTATCCGGCTTTTGTGCGTTTAAGTTTACGGATACTCTCATTGTCTGCCCCTTTCTATTTCATTGCCAGAAGCACTTCCTGCTTTACCGCGGACGGCGTTTCTGATACTTGTCCCCGTCCAGCAGACCGCGGGCGTAGATCATAACTTTTTCGAGGTCCGCGCTGTCAAGCCCAGAAAGCATAGTGGTGACATCCTCTGGCAGAGACGGGCCTGTCTTTTGCGCTACTGTGTAATCCGTATCGTCATCAGTACGACCCAGCAGATAGTCAGCGGATGTTTGGAGCATAGTCGCTGCACTGCGCACGATTTCGACATTCGGCTTCGTGCCCTTTTTCCAGTAAGATATGTTAGAGCGGGTCGTGCCCAGCTTTTCAGCGGTACTTTGAGAGCACGGTTCGATGCCGCGTACACGGCACAGCGCCTCATAGCGTTCATAGAAAGTCATTTATAGTTCCTCTGTCAGCAAAATATTTTTTGCCAGAACACTTGACAGGCTAAATTTCTTGCGCTATAATGCAAACGACAGCTAAAGAAATTTGGCTACGAAAAGGAAGCCCCCGCAAAAAGGAGCCTTTTCAGCGGTGACATCAGGTGTGGCAATTTGATTATACCGCAAGAGTTAAATTTTTTCAACTGTCCAGATAAAAAATTTTTTCGCAAAGGAGGTTTAGGGCTTGTTAGATAAGTGGATCGCCGACGTGGTGGGCAGGATGCACGTTGCCGAGATTACTGGTAAGCGGCTGGCCGCTGAGTGCGGCTATACGGAGAGCTATCTGTCTACCGTGCTTCACGGCAAAAAGGGTGATAGCGCGACGCAGAAAAAAATCATGGATGCTCTGGCTCGTCTGGAGCATGAAGCCGCTGATGACGATGGGCAGGACTGAGGTTCTGCTGCCCGCTGCTGATACGCGAGTGCTGTGCGCCACCCTGCTTGACGCTGTTCGGCGTTTCTACGAGAATCCTGAAAATCAGCAGCGGTTTGAAGTATGGTTGTCTGAGAAAAAGACTCAAGGAGGCAAATTGAAAGATGATTGAGATTAAAGTGACCGTTGAAATTCCCGGCATGACTGAGGCCATCAACAATCTTGCGCAGGCTATCGCCGAAAAGAAGCCTGTTGCTGTCAAATCCGTGAAGCAGGAAGCTCCTGTCGTTCAGGCGTCCGCGCCTGTTACGCCCGTAGCGGCCTCTGTGGCCCCCGTAGCACCCGTTCAGCCGCCTGTGCAGACTGCTCCCGCCCCTGCGCCTGTCGCGCCCACAGCGGCCCCTGTGACCCCCACCGCAACCGTAGCATCCGCTCCCGCACAGCAGCAAGCGCCTACGGCAGCAAAGCGCATTACCTTGGACGACCTGTCCCTTGCCGGTGCGAAGCTGGTTGATGCTGGGAAGATGGACGCGCTCATCAACGCGCTCCAGAACTTCGGTGTGGCTGCCATTACGCTGCTCCATGAAGACCAGTATGCGTCCTTCGCTGACTGCCTGCGCTCGCTGGGCGCCAACATTTAAGGGAGGAAAGACTGATGGCCACTCCAGCAAAGCACGCGCTGCTTAGCGCGTCCGCGGCTCATCGCTGGCTGAAATGTACGGCCGCGCCGATGTACGAGATGCAGTTTCCCCCGAAAACGTCAGAGTATGCGGAGGAGGGAACGCTGGCACACAGCATTTGCGAGCTGTATGCTCGCAAGAAGTTCACCGTCATGAGTACGCGGAAATTCAACAGCGAGCTGAAAAAGCTGCAAGAACATCCGCTTTACAAGCCCGAAATGCTGACTACCGCAGAGGCATACGTCCTGTATCTGTATGAGGTCTGTATGAGGTATGAGGGAACGCCACACGTCAACATGGAAGTCCGAGTTGACCTGTCCGACTATGTGCCGCAGGGGTTTGGCACTTGTGACTGCATCATCATCGGCGGTGACACCCTGCACATCACGGACTACAAGCACGGTCAGGGTGTTGTCGTAGAGGCGGAGGGCAATCCGCAGATGATGCTTTACGCGCTGGGCGCACTGAAACGGTACACGCCTGTTTTCGGGGACAAGATCAAGCGGGTGTCTATGGCGATTGTACAGCCCCGTATCACGCAGGACGTGAAAGAATGCGAAATGACCGTGGATGAGCTTCTGGCATGGGGTGAAAATGTGGTCAAGCCTGCGGCGCAAAAGGCTTTCAATGGCGAGGGTGAGTTCTGCGCGGGCGCGCACTGTAAATTCTGCCGCGGACGCGATGTTTGCCCAGCGAGGGCGAAGCTCAACACGGCTTTGGAAGATTTCAAGGACTGCATCACGCCGGATAAGGCGCAGAATCCGCTCGACCCCGCCGCACGCAAAGTGCTGGGATTGCCGCCCGTTCTGACGGATGCGGAGGTTGGCGACCTGCTGACCAGAGGTGCGCATTTGGTCGAATGGTATGAAGGGTTGCGGAGTTATGCCCTACAAGCGATTCTGGACGGGAAAGAGATTCCCGGCTACAAGGTGGTCGAGGGGCGCAGCATTCGCGCTTTCCGTGATACGGATGCAGCACTGCAAAAGCTGATGGATTCGGGCTTTGACAAGGCGGTTATCTACGACTACGAGCCGAAAACGCTTGCCCAGCTTGAAAAGATCGTGGGCGCAAAGCGCTTTGCTGAATTGCTCGGAGACCAGATTGTGAAGCCGAAAGGCAAGGCTACACTGACGGATGAGAAAGATCCGCGCGCGGCGTATAGCTCCGCCGTCGTGGACTTTGCCGGGGCGGTGCAGGATGGCTGACGTGCGAGACGGGCCACTTTACCGGAAGGAAAACCTCATACTTAACGTGGACGGCGAAACGGTTCACATTGACTGCCCAGAGCGTTTTGCGTGGCTACTGGATGACAAACTGGGTGGAGATGCGGCTGACTATTTCCGGGACACGGTGACGAATCTGTGCTTTGACCCTGACCTGTGCCCCGGTGAATGCGACCGCACCTATGGGCTGCAAGAGCACTATCAGAATGTCATTCGAGATGCACTGGAGGTGCTGGCGGATGCGCAGGAGCGTGAACTGTGCCGTCCGTGGACGAGTGGCAGGGTGTCGATAAAAAGGTACAATGAAGCTGTGAGAATGCTACAAAATGAACTGTAAATTGAGAAAGCGAGGATTCTATCATGTATCAGAATGATGCTCAGAAAGTCTTGACCGGCGAGGTTCGCCTTTCCTACTGCAACCTGATTCAGGCGCGTATGCCCATAAGCGGGCAGGGTGACCCAAAGTATTCCGTCACCATCCTCATTCCCAAGACCGACGTTGCTACCAAAGCAGACATCGACGCTTCCATTGAGGCTGCGGCGCGGGATGCCACGGGGAAGCTGTGGGGCGGTGTGCGTCCCCGTTTCGATTCCGTCGTGTGGGACGGCGATGGTACGCGCAAGAACGGTCTGCCTTTCGGCCCGGAGTGCAAGGGGCATTGGGTTTTGACTGCTTCCACCAAGCAGAAGCCGCAGGTTGTGGGCATCGACAACATTAACGTCGAACTCGCCCCGCAGGACATTTACAGCGGCATGTACGGCCGTGTGACTCTTCGTTTCTTCGGCTATTCGCAGTCCGGCAATCGCGGCGTGGGCTGCGGACTCGGCAATGTGCTGAAAACCCGCGAGGGTGAACCGCTGTCCGGTGGTGCGTCTGCCGCCGCAGACTTTGCGGGCATCGGCAATTCGGTCGTGCCGCCCGTTGACCCCGTGACCGGGCGCGCAATCAACCCTATCACCGGCCAGCCGATGTAATACGATGACGGAGCGCCGGGAGATTGTGTATAAATCCCGGCGCTCTTTTTTAGGAGGTAAGGTGTGAAAACTCGTTTTGATTGTGCCGATAGCTGGACGACCGCCACTGGCGAAGAAATCCAGATTAAAGAAATGACTACCATTCACTTGATGAATTTGTTCAGCATGTTCGTTCGTCGTCCAGATCGCACGATGGCAATGCTTGTTTCCGACATTGACAGTGGCGAGTATGCGGAGCGCGTATGGTTTCCGCGTAAGACGGAGGACGTAAAACAGTCCATCGCTAATGTGACGAGCATGTCAGAAGCAGAATTGATTGACTACGCCCTTTCTTCTCCGCTGGGCGAAGCGGTCAAAGCCGAACTTGTTAAGCGCGGTGTTCAGCTTGAGAACTCATTGGCAATCATTGCAGGGAGGAAAAACGTATGAAAAAGACGGTTCGCGTGGTCGGCCTGATTGTGGTTATCGCACTGGCGTTACTGATGCTAACTGGTTGCTCAGACACTCCGACCGTAAGCGGCACGAAAGCGGATGTTCAGGCACAGATAGCGGTGGCAAATTCCCTGACGGGTAATCAGCCTACACCGACGGACATCAGCTACTCGCTGGAGCGGTATAACCTGATTCGGCGTGCTTACTGGGTTAATGGTCAGCGCGAAAAGGCAAACGCGCTCGTGTGCGCGGTTGAAAAACCGCTGGGCTATATCGTGCTCTTTGCCGGAAACACTGTTGTCGGCAATTTCGTCGTAGACGGAAAGGTAACAAGCCTGAATAGCTTCCTGTCCCCTGACAGCGAATATTACGAGTATTCAGGTGGTGAATACCGGGCGTATAACAAGTGGCTTGCTGACGTAGACGGCAGTTATGGCGAGAATGATGACGGCATTTTCTTCTTCACCCCGGATGGAAAATATATAGAATGGACAGGCGAATACCTTTACTCCGACATTCCCTTCATTGTTGATAGCCCGGTTGTGCGGTATGAAGGAGGCGTAGCAGGTGAATAAGGTCATTGCTGGTTTGCTGTGTCTGCTGATGGTCGTTCTGCTGTTCTGCACGGTTTTCTTCTCCTGTTTCCCTGCCGGACGCGCCATGTGGAACTCATGGTTTTTCGCCGTACAAAAGGCTGATGATGCGACGGCGTACAGCACCCGTAAGCAGGTAGAGGATACCTGCCGCGCAATGATGGCGAGTTACACAAGTGACAGCCTGATTTACCAGCAGTACAAAGATAGCGAAAACGAAGAAAAGCTGTCATGGGCTGAACAGGCGAAGATGCGCGCAAACAAAACGGCGGCAAGCTATAACGAATATGTGCTGAAAAACTCTTTTGTCTGGAACGGCAATGTTCCAGCAGACATCCGCACGTCGCTTCCGTATTTGGATTAAGGGAGGGTGAAAGATGCCGCATCACCTTTCCATTGACCTCGAAACCTTTTCCAGTGAACCCATCAAGAAAACGGGGAGCTGGAAATACATCGAAAGCCCGGATCTTGAAATTCTGCTGTTTGCCTATTCTCTTGACGGTGCCCCTGTGCAGGTGGTCGATTTGGCGTGCGGGGAAAAACTTCCTGACTGGATGGTTCCCGCGCTGACGGATCCCAATTACATCAAGCACGCCTACAATGCACACTTTGAGTACGGCGCCTTGCAAAAGGTCTACGGCGGTATGCAACCGTCTCAGTGGCGCTGCACCATGTTTCACGGTCTGTACTGTGGATACACGGCTGGTTTGGACGCAACAGGCAAGGCGCTCGGTTTGCCGGATGACAAGCAGAAGAACGCGGCAGGCAAAGCTCTGATTCGCTATTTCTGCGTACCCTGCAAACCCTCACGGGCGAATGGTGGGCGCACACGCAATCTGCCGCACCATGATTCTGACAAGTGGGAGCTGTTCAAAGAGTACAACCGTCAGGACGTGGTAACGGAGATGGAAATCGAACGCCGCTTGAGTGCTTTCCCAGTTCCCGACTGGGTACAGCATCAGTGGGAGGTCGATCTGATGATTAACTCCCGCGGCGTGGCGGTGGACATTGATTTGGTGCGAGGCGCATTGGACGTGGGAGCGCGTGTCAAGCGCGACTTTACCGCCGAAGCTGTTGCGGTTTCCGGCATTCGCAATCCTAATTCGGTCAAGCAGCTCGCTGAATGGCTGAATGAGGAGATGGAGGACGAAGAAATCAAGGACTTGCGCAAGGGCACGGTGTCACGCCTGCTGGCGAAGGAAGGTAACAGCGCCGAAGTTCAGCGTATGCTCGAAATCCGTCAGGAACTAAGCAAAACCTCTACTAAAAAGTATGACGCAATCGAAGCGTGTGTTTGCGGTGACGGACGTGTGCGCGGGCTTCTCCAATTCTACGGTGCGAACCGCACGGGCCGCTGGGCTGGACGGCTGG